CAGGACTACTGCCTGAAGTGCAGCGCCACGGGGGCGCTCAACGACTTCAAGCCGTCCGCCTCCGGGGACTTCCTCCACATCACCATGGGCAACAAGCTGGCGCAGAAGCTCCTCAAGTGGGTCCTGTGCTCCCAGTGCCCGTTCTACCCCTCCTTCACGTGCGCCATTAAGAGCTACATCGGGAAGAAGCTCGGTATTCAGATTACAGACACCGACATCCAGACGGAGGTCGTCAACACCCTGGGCACCATGCAGCAGGTCCAGCAGGCGCAGGGGACCGTCCAGACGCTCCAGCCGCAGGAGATACTCAAGGACATCGTGAGCGTCACGGCCGCCACGGACGCCAACAACCCGACCGCCGTCAACGTGGCCGCGACCGTGTCCAACTACAGCGGGCAGACGGTGCCCACGGGGTTCACGATTAGGATGAACAGCTAATGGCCACTCCCTCGACGACACTCTCGGCTCTCAAGCTGGTCACGCCCGTGCTGCCGACGAACACGAACACGCTGTCCACGGACTCGTCCGTGCTGCCCATCGTTGTCAACGGCGACCCGAACACGACCCGCCTTGAGGTGGGCATCTACAACACCGTCTACGGCCTGGACACCTACACGCCGCTGACCAAGAACGGCGTGGTCCTCAACAACCAGTTCTCGCTCAGCGTCCCGCTCACCCTCACCGTCCAGGAGACCAACGTCCAGATCGTCGGGCGCAACTACGACCCGAACAACTTCCCCGGCGGCTGGCTCGCCGGAACCGCCGTCTCGCCGGGATTCACCTTCGCCGACCCTAACGGCAACGTGCAGTCCATGCTGGGCGTGCTGTCCGGCAGCCCCCTCGCGTTCTCCGCGACCAGCGGGACCACGGGCGCGACGACCCCGACCTGGGCCGTCTCCACCCCCGCCGCGATCACCAACGTCTCCCTGACGGGCAACGTCGTGACGGTGACGGCGACCAACACCCTCTCGGTCGGGCAGCAGGTCTACCTGACCGGGCTGACCAACGCCACGTTCCTCAACGGGACCCTCGTCACAGTGACCGGGCTCGTCGGCGTCACGGCACCGTACAGCGGCTTCACCGTCGCCCTCATCCGCGCCAACTACCTCTCCGCCGCCGACACGGGCTTCGCGCAGGCCGCCACGATCGAGAGCGCCACCGCCGCTGGCGCGGTCGTGTGGGCCAACCTCGGCGCGGTCGCGGTCACCCCGACCGTGAAGTTCGCCTTGCTGGCCTACCAGAGCAACCTGGCCGTGGTCATCGCGCCGCCCTCCGGAATCTCAGCAGCCAAGAACCAGACGGACTGTCTCGTCCAGTGGGTCACGCCGGACTACCCGGGCTTCGTCGGGGTCAGGGTCATGCTCTCCACGGACCCCGCTGGCGTCAACCCGCCGTACACGCAGTTCGGGGACCTCGTGTCCGCCGTGGCCAGCACGGCGCAGACCGTCGTCAACACCGTGACCAACACGGCCACCAACGTGGCGGAGGCCAACATCACGGCGGTCGGCCTGTTCAACAACCTGCTGACGGTGGTCGCGGCGAACACCTTCACCCCCGGCACGGTGGTCGGGATCACGAACCTCATCAACGCGACGTTCCTTAACGGCGAGACGGTCACGGTGCTGGCGCAGCCCGCGCCCACGCCCACCACGTTCTACGCGAGCTACACGTCGCTGAACTACCCGAACCCGAACGCGATGACGCCGCAGACCTCCCCGGACTCCGGGCAGGCGACAAGCGTCATCTCCACCACGATCACCACGAGCACGAACACGGTGATGGAGACGCAGTACAGCACCGTGGACGTTCCCTTCTCGGCGGTCAACAACAACATCTTCTACGCGATGCTCTCCACGGTCATCCAGGACCCGCAGACCAACGTGATGTACGAGTCCGTTCAGAACGGCCCGCTGCTCTGCGGCTTCGTGAACCTCCAGCTCGCGAACCCCACGGACTTCCCCGTGCTCCAGCGCAAGGAGGACATCGCGGGCAGGCTCATCGCCCAAATCCTGAAGCAGCAGCCGCAGCTCGACCTCTCGCCGCGCTCCGAGATACGCGACATTTTCGTCGACCCGTTCTCCATCGAGGCGGCGAACATGTCCGTCCGCGAGTGGTTCGCCAGGGTGTCCACGTCGATCTCCGCCATCTCGCAGGTCGACTGCACGACTGGCACCGGGGTCAGCGACCCGTTCCAGTCCTCGCCCTACAAGCAGCAGATCGCCAGGGCGTACGGCCTGAGCGCGGTCAACACGCAGAGCCTCATCAACGAGCAGTTCGACCTCCTGGGCGAGCAGGCGGGGCTGACGCGCCTCGGCGCTACCCAGTCCACGGTCGTGCTGACGTTCTACACCTACACCAGGCCGACCTCCAGCATCACGATCCCCGAGGGCGCGGTGGTGGCCACGTCCCCGGACTCCAACACGTCCTCCCAGAACTTCATCACGCAGGGCCAGGGCACGATCAACGTGGCCAACCTCGCGTCGTTCTACAACTCGCAGACCGGGTGGTGGGGCGTCAGCGTCCCGGCCCAGTGCACCCAGGCCGGGTCCGTGGGCAACGTGGGCGCTGGCACCATCAGGCAGACGGTCTCCGGCGTCCCAACGGGCGTGCAGGTCACGAACCTCGTCGGCGCGAACTACGGCACCGACCAGGAGGTCAACTCCGCGTTCGCCGCCCGCATCCAGGCGCGGCTCGTCACCGGGGTCGACGGCAACTCCCGCAACGGCTACCTCGTCGCGGCCCTCAGCACCCCCGGCATCATCGCCGCCGAGGTCGTGGGCGCTGGCGACCTGTTCATGCTCCGCGACTGGGACCCCACCAGGCAGAAGCACGTCTACGGCTGCGTCGACGTCTACGTGCGCGGCACCACGCTCTCCCAGCAGGACGAGTTCGTCCCGTTCGAGTACCCGAACAACGGCACCTACGGGGTCTACGGCACGTACAGCACGCTCACGTACCCGGGCAGCGGGAACGCCTTCCAGATTCAGGGCTTCAGCGCCCTGGCCTACCCGCCGTACGACGGCGTGGAGCTACTGGTGAGCCGCTCCACGGGCAGCTTCTACCTCTCGCTCGACCGCGCCCAGTTCTACGGCAACACCATCGTCATCAACCCGAACGACACCGCGTACCAGTACGTCGGCAGCGCGGTCACGAAGGCGAAGGTCCCGTTCGTGGTGAACGGCTCCAGCACCAACGCGGCGGCCCTGTTCTCGGTCTCCGGCGCACAGGCCAGCACGTACACGTTCCAGCTCTTCCTCCGCGAGGCCGCGCCGTTCATCCACCAGCCCGCGCTCCAGCCGATCCTCCAGGTCTACTCCGTCACGGGCGAGCCCACGCCGGGCGGCACGGGCTCGGTCGCGCCGGACCTCGTCACCCTGGTCCACACCTCTGACTTCCTGCTGAACGGCGGCTCCAACGACGCGGGCGACCTCGTCGAGGTCGCGCTCCAGAGCGCACCAGTCACCTCCTCCGTCACGATGGGGCCCAGCCTCACGACGCCCGCGCTCATCGCCATAGGCATGGACGTGCCCGTGTCGTCCACCGGGACGCCAGGCAACGTCACCTCCGTGCTCAGCGCGAACCTCAGCACCCTCTACGTGTACGGCACGGACTACACGATCGTGGCGTACGGGCCGTACCACCAGTACGCCCTGCTGCCGCTGACATCCTCGGTCGCGATCACCCAGCTACAGATAACGGGCAACGTCCTGACCGTGACGGCGGCCAACGAGTTCACCGTGCCCGGCACCCCGCTCGTGCTCAGCGGGATCACGGACCCGACGTTTGGCCCGATCCTGAACGGCCAGACCGTAGCCCTCGGCACCTCGTCGCCCACGCAGTTCACCGCCAACTTCACGAACCCGAACCTTGGCCCGACCGCGACATCCGGCCTCGCCACGGGCAGCGCGATACAGCCCAACCAGACCGTGTCGGTGACCTACAACCAGTTCTTCCTGTACGAGCGCCTCACGTTCGTCCCGAACGAGCAGCAGGTCCTCAGCGGCACCCTCCCGACGATCCTGAACAACGACGGCTTCATCCGCAACACGTGGCTCCCGGAGAGCTACACGACGGGCATCCCCGCGCTCCCGGTCCAGTACGGCGACAGCCTGACTTTGGACGGGTGGGACGGCCTGTACGGCGTCGACGGCGGTCTGGACATCCCCGGCTCGCTGGCGCTCAACCCGTCCGGCCTCGTCGGCAACAGCGTTCCGCACGACTCGCGGTACATCAAGGTCACCTTCAACAACGGCGTGCAGAACGTCGTGATGCAGGAGAACATCGACTTCACGCTCTCCGTGGACCCGACCTCCGGCCAGGCCACGCTCACCCGCGTCCCGACGGGCCACATCCCGGACGGCGGCACCGTCAGCGTGTCCTACTTCATCACCGAGACGTTCACCTTCTCCACCCAGTACCCCACGTTCGTGCAGGTGCTCGCCAACAAGCTGGCCCTGACGCAGAGCGCGGGAGCCTCCGTGGAGGTCAAGGCGATGGTCGCCAACGACGTGGACATCACGCTGGCGGTCACGTTGGACGCCAACACGTCCCCGGAGACGATCGACCCGGTCATCCGCACGGTCATCAACATCGTGCTGGACAACGCGGTGGGCACCCTGTACCAGTCCGCGCTCATCCAGCAGGTCCAGTCCATCACGGGCATACAGAGCGTGGAGGTCCCGCTCATCCGCTGCGCGAAGAGCAACGGCTCCTACGACATCGGCGTGGTCGTCCCCACGGGCACCGCATGGATTCCGCTCAACCAGGACCCGCTGTTCGCCTCCGTGGCCGCCCCGCAGAACAGCTGGATCACCGTGGGCCAGGTGCTACCGGACACGACCATCCCGTCCGGCGGCGCGGGGAACGCCATCGTCGACATGCTGTACGAGGGCCAGGTCTTCGTCCGCGCCACGTCCGTGAACGACTTCCTGTCCACCGCCCTCTCCGTGCCGCACCTCGCTGTCGCGCCGTTCGTCACGGACACCTCGCCCGGCTCGTTCTACATCATCGGGCAGAACGACAGCTTCACCCAGGGCGCGGCGACCACCACGATCCCGGACTCGTACTCGCAGAGGATCATCGCCAACTTCCCGCAGGACGTGCCGAACCCAGGGACCCTGAACTACTTCGTCACGTACCAGGTCTACAACGAAAACGGAGCCACCGACGTGACCGTGTCGCCCACCGAGTACCTCGCCCCCGGCACGATCACGATCAACTACGTGACGCCGACGGCGGCTCAGGTGGTGTAAGATGGCACAGGCCCCGAACAACAACAACCCGGACCTGCTGTACCTCAAGTCGAGGGCGCAGCTCCTCCAGTACGAGGACGCCAGGCTCAACTCCCTGCTCCAGGCCGTCGCGAACTTCTACACGACGAGCAACGACCAGAGCATCTGGGGCAACTTCCTCCGCGCCCTGGCGATAGAGCTCTCCAAGCTCGACTACGACTACTCCTACGACCTCGTCAACAAGGACCCCAGCCTGCTCACCCCGGCCGACATCCGCCGCCGCTGGGCGGCCCCGCTGTACCTGTCAGGCAACTGGCCGAGCCAGGGCCAGTTCGACCTCGCGTTCAAGCTGATGCTCGTGGAGCTGCTCCAGGCGTACGCCATGGGCACGACCGTGGCCGCGATCCAGGACGTGATCTTCGCGTACACCGGGATCAACATCGTCGTCGAGCAGCTCTACCAGCAGATCGGCAACGGCGTGTACGACCAGTCCGACCGCAACTCCATCAAGGTCTCCGTGGCCGTAGGGGGCGCGGGGTCCAACCCGCTCACCACGATAACCACCCTGGCCCAGCTCCAGATCATCGTCAACAGCCTGTACACCGCCATCGCGCTGGCGACCCCCGCGCATGTCGGCATCGAGTTCACGACGGTCTTCGGCGAGACTGAGGACCTTGAGTGCATGATCAGCCCGTCCCAGCTGACGCAGCAGCAGTTCGTCGCCGAGGTGCAGGAGGTGCAGGGCTTCTACAGCCTGACGGGGTGGGTGCCGATCAGCCCCGCGCTGTTCTGGATCAGGAACACGGTGTACCTGCCCGGCAGCGTCCTGCTGGACGCCAACAAAAACTTCCAGCTCGTGACCTCGGTGGTCGGCCTCGGCGAGTCCGGCCCCGGACCGCTCCCTCCCGTCTGGAACGCGCAGTCCGAGCAGACGACCACGGACAACCAGATCACATGGACCAACATCTCCCCCGCCGTGCTCAGCACGTCCGTCGCCAACAACGTCGTCACCGTGCGGACCAGCTTCCCCGTGCCGCTGGCGATCGGCACCGTGGTGACCCTGTACAACCTCGGCAACTCAGCGTTCCTGAACGGCCAGCAACTCGCCGTCGCCTCCGTCAGCGGCGCGTCCTTCACCGCCGCCTTCTCGCACGCGCCGTACGGCACCGTGGCGGAGACGCAGGGCACCGTCCAACTCGCCCTGCCCACCCCGATCAACAACATCCAGTACCAGGCTCTCAACACGCCGCCCAGCACCATCGGCGCTCAGTGGCAGTCCCTATACCAGCAGCAGTACACCAACACCAACTGCACCTCGGGCGGGATCACGGACACGCTCAGGATATTCGTGCGGCAGGTGGAGCAGCCGCCGCTCAACGACATGCTCGTCGTCGCCCCGATCCTGAGCCCGACCAACGCGAACACCACGATAGCGGCGTGGGGCGACACGCTCTCCCTACAGCTCACGCCCTCCCAGTGGGTGGCGCTGCCGCGCATCTTCGTCAACATCGTGAGCGCCGTCGCGAACGGGGTGAACGCGACCTACATGTACGTGCCCGCGCCGGACCCCGCGACCGGGAACATCCAGTTCCTCCACGAGGGCGAGATGGTCACGATCGACGCATTCGCGCCCGGCTCGCCGTTCAACGTGACCGCCAAGATACGCGACGTGTTCAACACCGTGGCCTACGTCACGGCCACCTCCGTCTCGTCCGACGTGCTGACGGTCACCACGGTCTCCAACGTCCTGACGCCGGGCATGCTCGTCAACCTCGCGGGGACGCAGGAGCCGTTCCTGAACGGCCAGCAGTTCACGGTGTCCACGGC